CCTGCAACTGGTTAGACAACGACCACTTCGACACGTCGATCGGCCCGGACTCGTCGGCCTCACCAGCCTCAGACACGGCAGCCGAGAACGCGCCACTGACCGGTAAAGCGCGCAACAAGACCCCGAACCGCCGCCAAGTCAACGCGTGAGACCCCAACAAGCCGATGTGGATACCGTAATACCGTTGGAAGTCCGCCTCTATAGCCTCCCCAAACTCAGTTACGAGTCGGTAGGAGGCTCCGATTCCCCCAGGCCCGCGCCCTCCCGCTCCTCGACGTACTTCTCGTACTCCTTCATCAACAGTTCAGCGGTGCTCACGTTGATCGAAGGGAAACTCTCCCACTGCTCATCACCGAGCAGGAGCCGGAACTGCTCGTAACTCGTCAACGAGTCATTCGCCGGGTCCAACAAGACACGAATGTCGAGACTCATCGCGGTCTGCAACGTCCAACTCTTCCGCTTGTACTTGAACTTGAATGGCTCAGTTGCCTTCTCGTCCAGTTCCTTCGCTGCCGTGTCGAGGTTGAAAACCATCCCGCTCGCTCCAAACATAGAAATGGGGAAGCCGCAACCATAAGGTCACGACTTCCCCACACTAGCGGATCAAAGCGGTGAAACGATCACGCCCCACCAGTCGGGTCGATCGGTACCCCACCGGAAACCAGCGCTGTGCTGTAGTAAGCGACAGCGACACCGGTAGCACCGAGACCGTCCACGTCACTGACCGGGTAAGCGGTCATAGTGACCTCGTACCCAGCGGCATCCGTGGAACCGAACGTGACCTCACCTTGCTCAGTCACCTCGGCGGAAGGAATCCAACGCCGTATCACCTCAGTGCCGTCCACGATAGTGAGACACACCGCGTACCGCGCCGTCGAGTCACCACCGATAACGTGCGAAACGTCAGTCGCGATGATCGTCTTCCCGTAGAACAAGGCAAGCGCGTCAGCGTTCGTCTCGATCATCGTGAAACCGTACGTGGTCTCCTTCGACGTGATCACCTTGCGAACAATCTCAGCGTTCTGCCAAGCCTTGATGTCATCCGACTCGATACTGTTCGCTTCGACCACACCATCCTCGGACAGGTAACCGACACTGACCCACGGCGCGATGAGAGCACTCGTCGCATCTCCCGGGTCAACAGTGTTCTCGGGGGCGATAGCGATGCTACCCGTGACGCCTACGCGTACGTTCCCTGCTGATAGAGCCATCTGGTTCTCCTAAAATCAGAGTCACGAGCGAGCCTTTTGCTTCGCCCTCACAAGCGAGAATACTCGGGTCAACCACCAGAACGCAGCACCGAGAAGACGCCTACGCGACATCTCCATCGGGGATCGGCTCCGAGTAGAAGGCGATAGCGCGAGAAAGCAGCCCGTCCCCCATCGGGTCCTTCACCGGGAACGCCGTCAACGTGACCTCATAAGAAGAAGGGGCACCGGTCGTGAACTCCACGTCACCAGTAGCGTCGAAAACCCCAGAAGGCACCCACCGCCGCGAAACCTGACCGCCGTCGATCATCGTGCAAACAACAGCCGCCGCGAACGAGGACTCCGGCATCAGGTGATGCCAAGTCTTCCCCACCAAGTCCTTGCCACCGTAGAAAGCCTGCAACGCCACCGCGTTCGTCTCCAACATCACGAACTTGTACTCAACCCCAGTCACACCGGGACTGGTCCGAGCGACACGAGACGACCTCCACGGGACGATCTCAGACGGGTCGCCCTTCACGGACTCCGTGATCCCCGCGTCAGAGATGAACCCGACGTGCTTCCACACGGCGCTCAACTTACTCGTCGCTGAGTTAGGGCCAATCGTCCCCGGTGGGGCGATGGCGACGCTACCGGTGACCGCTAACCTGATCCTGTCTGCATGACCACCCATCACGGCACCTCCGGCTCGACGACCAGCATCCAGTCCATGCGGACCCGGGGCTTCCCGTCCTCGTCGCTAGTCCAATCCGGGCCACGCAACTCCCTAGAGCCACGCACCAAACCGGGCGCGCTAGGAGCGAGCCGCAGCCACCGCCGCACCTGCTTCGCTAGGTCCTGGCAAGCGTCATAATCATCGGCGCGCACATCGACCTGATACTCGCCCTCGTCGTTCACCCCACTGACGCTGCCCCCGGTGCGGTGTAGTTGGACGATCGGGTCAGGCCGCCGCCACCCATCGAGGGACACGGACACGCGGACCGGGCTCAGTTGTGTCCGCAGGTACGGGATCACCACGGCGAGGGGGTCCCCATGCGTGGCGTCCAAAGGTTGCCAAGTCATCCCCCCACTCCCCTCTTCAACGCGTGCGTCGCTTGCGTGTACTTACCGCCGACCTCTAAGAAGTACACGCCCGGGCCACTGACGCCCACGGCAGCCGTGGCGCGAGGGCCACCACCTGACTTCGGGGACCAGATCGGGCCGGGCGCGGACACCGACTTGTACTCAGACTCGATACCGTGCTGACCGCCAGCCTCGTTACGGCCACCCCTCTTGTGCGGGTTGGGGGCGTTCACGTAGTCGGGGATCGCGCCCGCCGCTGCCCCCGTCAAACCAGCGGCGGCACTGTTCACGACGCCTTGCATAGCGCCACCCGTCATCACATCCGTCATGTACGGGTGCCGCTTCCTCTTGTACCTGATGAACCAATACTGCATCGGTTACCTCCGGTTACCCAACTACCGCAGTGCAGCGGACCTCTTGATGATGCGGCCCACGAGGGGTCCTCCGGATCATCGGGGGACCATCCACCTCGAACACGACATCCACCTCGAACGTGCCATCCACCAGAGACACCCGATCCCCAGCCTCCACAGCCACGTCCACCCCCAAGAACAACCTGACCTCGTACTTGTCCATCTGACGTAAGTCGTCGTTCTCACCGCTACGCCTCGGCTCCACCCACACCTTCGTGTCCTGCGTCGTGATACCAGCGCCCCAATCCACTATCGGGTCACCGACACTATTAGTCGTAGACCCCGGGGTCGTGATCACCGCCGGTATCGTCAAGAATGATGCGAGCATCAGCCGACCTCCTGCCTATCGCTACGGTCACGCACCCCGAGCGCGCCACTCAAATCCGAGTCACCCTTCAAGTCGATACCGCCCAACCTGATCGCCCCAAGCGCGCCACCGCACCCAGCGATACGGGAGAGCGCCACTTCCTCCGAGTCCAAGAAGTACGTCGGGTGCCGCCCCTCGAAGAGGGCACTGTCCGCGTACTGCACCGAGTAGTCACCGACACGTTCCTGTACGACGTTCGACCCGCCACCGTTGATCTGCCGGGACAAGGTGCCGATCAAGATACCGTGCGCCTCACCCGGTAAGTCATCCCAATCAACCCAATCGTCACGACACCGAGCGGGACCCGTGTTCAACCACGCCAACATCTCGATCAGGAACGTGTCAAGTTCAGGCTCAGTGACCTGCTCACCGGCCTTCTTCTGCAACACGTCCAACAAGTCAACGCGAGGTATTTGAGGTAGGGCCATGACTTGAGTCTAGCCGGACGAAGGGAAACCCCGCCTCCCACCATTCACTGTGGGAAGCGGGGTTCTTGTCCTCGCCGGACTACTACCGAGTCACACGGTAGGAGTGATGTCCAACTTCTGGTATGCGGGGTCACCACGGAGAGCAGCGATCTCGTAGTAGGAGTCGAACGAAATCAAATCCTGCTTCTTGTTCTGGTCGTACCCGAACACGGTCCTGAGACCGAGCCCATCGTACGAACCAACGGCACCATTCGCGGCACCACGGGACAGTTGCGGGACGACCGACACGAACTTGAGCGCGTCCTTGTGACACACGTACGCCTCGTTCGCGCCGAGGACCACGTTCTCGTAAACGTCCATGCCGAGGAACCTGCCGATACGGGCCTCACGGAGAGCCCCATTGTCACCAGCCTCGTTCGCCTTCAAGAAGTTCGGGTCCATCAGCAGCATCGAGGCGACCTCAGTCGAAACCAAGATGAACCGTTGCTCCAACGGGACCTCAGCGGCGTTCAAGATCCCTCGGGCGTTGATGAAGCCTTCGATCAAGTCGACCTGAGGCCACGTAGTAGAGGCGGCGTGCGTAGCCAGTTCAGTGGCGATCAGCCCCTCAGCCATACGGGAGAGAGCGCGACCAGCGGGCTCAGCGACCTGCCAACCGAAGTCAGCGACATCGAAGTCCCACTGTTCCTGAGTGATCTCAACGGACACGTCATACAACTTGTCCACAGTCACAGCGACGCTGGACTCGACGACATCTTGCACGACCACGCCAGTAGGCCGGTCATAGAGGGAAGCCGTCAACGTGGCCTGCTTCCGGATGGTCACGGTGTCACCGTTCCCACCACCGAACTCAGACTCGTATGCGCGGTTGAATAGCGATGGCAGTATACTCGCGTTCTGCCAGAACCCGAGCGCCTGCTTCGAGATCAGCGTAGGCGTCAGTAGTGCGTTAGCCATGTGGTCCACCTCCAAGTGGATAAGCCAGACTAGCGAGCCTGGGCGTAGAAAGTTCAATGTTCAACGGCGTCGCCAAGGGCCTGCCTCAACCTGCCAACCCTTGCCCACCAGGAGCCCGAGCCTCAATCAGGATTATTGCACGCACGGAACGAGCCCCGCCACGGCAATAACCTGAGGTTACCGGCCCGTGCGTGACAGTTTCGCCAACTCGCCCGGGGTCATCTCCTCATACTTCTTGTCACCGCCACCGACACCGGCACCAGTGGACTCCTGGCTCTTGCCCGCTTTCGGGACGTAAGACTTGCCGAGGTCAGCGATGATCAGGTCAGCGTCGGCCTCCATCTCTTCCTTCGTCTTACCAGCCAAGCGACCGCTCATGGAGGAGGGCACGCCCTTAGCCCGAGCCACCTCAGACCTGAGACGTTTCGCCTCACTACTAGCAGCCGCGCTCTCCGCGCGGTCCGCTCGCTCCATCGCTTTCTGTAGGTCAGACTTCTCGGACTCCACCTGCTCGTCGAGTTTCTTCGCCTTCTCAGCGTTCTCGTTCGCCTGGGTCCGGTACTTCGCGGCTTCCTGCCGCAACGTCGCCACGTACGCGGCGTCGAAAGTTTCCTGCTTCTTCTCTTCCTGCTTCTTCTCTTCCGGCTTCTTCTCTTCCGGCTTCTTCTCTTCCGGCTTCTTCTCTTCCGGCTTCTGATCTCCCACTGCGACCTCCTGGGTAATACCGGTACCTGACCGGCGCGATTACCTCAGGTTACCGCCTACAACCACGAAGGCAAAGGTGGGATCACGTTGAACGACCCAATGTCGTACGTGTAAGTCAACCCGCTCCTCGCCTTGTACTTCACCGTCCTACCGGCGTCCTCCGGCCCGACCGCTACCTCATCCGCCAGCCGCGTCTCCACCACCAGTTGAGCCCGGCACCGGCAGAACTGGTGATACTTACGACCGTCCGCCCCACGTAACGCCGACCGCCGCGTCGCGTACACGGCGCCCCTGGTGGCGAGCATCAGACAGAAGTCGCAAGCCCCCGGGCGCGGCACCCGCCGCCACTGCTTGAACGTCGACGAGTCAACCTCCTCCCCGTACGTGGGGAGGTCACCGTCCCTCGACGTGAACCGTTCCAACCTTTCAGCCCGCTCACGGGCCGACAACGCTCTCGGCTCCGGGCCGTGGACCTGAGACACGAACTCGTTCGTGTAGTTCCGGGCTACAGCGTGAGCCTCCGTCCCCAGCACGCGACTCACCCGAGCCTGACCCAGGGCCAAGGCCCGCTCCGGCGTCAACCCTTCCTTCACGCCCCACTTCATCGCGTACGGGACCCGAGCCAAGATGTCCGCCGCGTCCTCACCGCCACGTAACTGCCCGGGACGTAAATACCAAGCCTTCGCGTCCCTCCAATCCGAGTTCACCCACCAACCCTCAGCGGCGGCCTTCATCAGCACGTAATCGTCGCTAGCGAACAACGCGGCAGCGACACCCCGGCCATGCAGAGACACGATCGAGGCGTACACGTCCTGGTACGAGCCAGCGAAGTCTCTAGCCGACACGGTTCGCCACAACGACAGGAACCGTTGCATCTGCCAAGCGTGTAACTCGTCCAGGTAAACCCAGAACGCCTCGTCCAACCTGTCCGTAGCCATCAGACACCGGACGGGTTAGGGGACTCCCCATTCGTCACACCGAAAGCCTGAGCCTGCGCCAACGCGTCAACAGACTTCTCCGCAGCCGCCGAAGCCAGCACCCGGTCGATAGTGGGAGGCGACATGTCCAACAAGTGCTCCATCAGCCACGCGTGCGGCAACCCAGCGGCCTGCAACTTCACGTACGCGTCAGAGCGTTGAGACAACGACCGCAACTCCTTGTTCGTCCAAACCATCTGCAACATGTGAGCGCTAGACAAGTCCCGCCCGAGGAGGCGACCACCGAGGACCATCGCGTACTCGTAAGCCTCACCGAACGCTGTCTGCTTCGACTCCACCTTCCGCGTCAACCCGCTGTCCAACGCCGCCAACGACTCTTGACTGATGTTGCTCACGCTCGACACCGCGAACAACGTCGGCGGGGTCTGCGTAGCCACAGCCAAGTGCCGCAAGTCTTCCTCCACGGCCTTCAACAAGTCCGCCGTACTAGAAGCCTGGAACTCCCCGAACTTAGTGTCCGGGTCCGGCGCGGCAAGTAACTGGTCAACGCCCATACGGAACGGGGGGATCGGCTCACCCCCGGCGTCTTTCTCCACGTCGATACCAGCGATCCACCTCTGCCGCCAAGCGGTGTGCGCCTCCAACAAGAGACGAGTGAACACTGACTGATTGATGCGCCGCTGGAACGGTAACGCCACCTTGATCTCAGACTCAGACCGACCCATCGAGTCGAGGTTGTTAGCGAACCGCACTATCGGGCACTCACCTAGCGGGTGCGGCGTGGTCTCTTTGAGGTCCCAACCGAGGACGTTCGGCTTCCCCCGCTGGAACCTGTAGATGGCTTCATCCGTGTACAACCAAGCCCGATCCCCGACCCGCTTCACGGCCACCGACACCTTCAACGGGTCCAGCGGGTCATGCTTCGCGTACAACGCGAGCGGGGACTCCGGCATCAGACGGGGCGTACCGTTCTCAGCCAACGTCACCGACAAGTAACCATCCCCGAACGACAACGCGTCCGAGTACAACTGAGACTGCCGAGAGTCCAGTTTACTGTGCTGCCACCAACCCCACAGTTCATCGTCGAGCGCGTCACTATCACTCCGGACGGCTTCCACCGCGAGACGGTCAGTGACCGCCTTCACCACCAACCCACACACAGGCAAGTCGGCGCGGTCCATCAACTCCCGGTACTCACGGTCAACAGCGGAAGTACCAGACGGAGGCAGGTACGGGCTGTCGAAGTTGCCGCGCACCGCATCGTCCAGCCCCTCCTTCACGGCGCGCTCCGTGCTTGACTCGTCGAGGAGGTCACGGAGCCGTTTAGTCAAATCAACAGGGGCAGTAGGGTCCATGAGTCCCACAGTACCGGCTCCACCGAGTTACCCGAGGTAACCCGATCACGCCCCGAACCCGTAAACCTTACGGCTCTGGGTCTCCGGCTGGTGCTTGTACCACTGAGCCCGCTCCAACGCCATGACACTAGCGACAGCGGCGTCAATCTTCTTCCCCGCCTGAGCCTTCGCCAACCGAGCCCCACGAGAGTCGACCTTCACCGTCGCGTTCCCGACGTGCCGCGCCACGGCAGGGTCCCCAGACTGCTGCAACTGGTAGTTCAACACCGCGTCGTAGAACCTTTGGGTGGCTGGGACCATCCGGGCGGGGGACTGCGGGAACTCCGTCACGTTGATGCCCTCATCCTGCAACACCTGGATACTCCTCGACCACCGGTACGGGTCCGCCGTCACCTCGACGACCGTGTAATCACGGCACGCCTCACGGATAGCGTCCTCAACGTCCTGAATCGGGACCCGCCAATCCAAGTCATACGACGAGTCCTTCTCCCACAAGCCGATCGGGAACAAGTACGGGCGTTCCGTGTCCACCGTGCAACCAATCACCACAGTCGAGTCGTTCTTGTACGAGCCGTCGAACGCTAAGACGACCCTCCCCGTCAAGTCCACCTTCCCCATGTTCTTCCTCCGCGCGTCCCACACCCCAGACGGGAGCCACGGGTTGTTCGACTCCACCCACATGTTCAACCGTTTCGTCTTGAACTCCGCCTCCGGTGTCCGCAACCGGCTGGCCTCGAACTCCTCCACCGAAACCAAGTCATCCAACCCCGGGTTAGCGTCCTTAGCGGCCTTCAACGACGACACGTCGACAGTGCTCAAGTTCTTCGGCTCCCACCACGCCATGAAGAACGAGTCATCCACCTGCTCCTTCGACACTATCCGCCGCCCATACCCGTACATCGAGTACGCGAGCCGGTCCCGCCCGAAGTTGTCCGTACGCACCCCGGCGGTAGTGATACCGACCATCAACGGCTCCGGCCTAGCGCCAGAAGCCAACGCGAGCACGTCCCACAGTTCCCGGTTCACTGCCGTATGAACCTCGTCGTAGATGACGAACGAAGGGTTCAACCCCTCAAGCGCGGGAGCCTCCGCCGCCATCACCTTGAACGTGCTACCGGTGGACGGCATCTCGATACTGTCCCGGTACAAGGTGAGCAGGTCGGACAGGTCCGGGTCCATCTCCACCATCCTCTTCACCCCGCTGAACACGATCCTCGCCTGCTCCTTACCGGAAGCGACCGCGTACACCTCCCCACCACCCGGCCCCGTCACCAAGTTCCAGAGAGCCAACCCCGACAGCAACGTGCTCTTAGCGTTCTTACGGGCCATACCAATCAAAGCCTGCCGGTGCTTGTACCGCCCATCGGCGCGCCTAGCGAGCAACGCGCGGATCAACTGCTTCTGCCACGGGCGGAGGATGATGTGCTCACCGACGCTGCCGCCGATGCTGTCCTTCGTGACCCGGCAGAACGTTTCGATGAACTCGATCGCCTCATCACCGGAGCCATGCGCCCGCTCGATTTTCGTGGTCGGGGTCAGCACGGCGGCAGGCCAGCCGCGCGTACTCACTTCATGCCCTTCGACTTGTGTTCCTTCTTGGCTTCAGCGTTCCCGTCCGGCCTCCCGTACCGCTTCTTCTGCTGCTGCCCGTGCTGCTTAGCCATGAAGTCGTCCATCTTCGACCGGAGTTTCACCTCCGCTAAGCCTTGATCGTTCCTAGCCTTCGGGGTCAGGCCGAGTTCACCCATAGCGCGGTGTATGGCGGTAGTCATCACTGACAGTTCCTTCACCATCTTGAGCGCGAACTCGTCGAACGGGTCATCTAACTCCGCCAGGTACTTCCAGTACCGCTTGTCCGCTTCCACGTACCTCTGATACGTGAGACAAAGCGCGTATAAAGCGGCAGCATCAGTCTGAGATAACCATTTAGCGTTATCGGACGCTATTTTCCACATTTGCTTACCGACAGCCCTCAACGAGCCGGGTGGGTCCCCGATCGGGAGGACCTGCTTCGCCGGATCAGCCGGTTTCACCTGAACACCGGCCTGATTACCTTTCCGTTTCACTACGGACACTTCTGAATGACTCATTCCGACCTCCTGGGCGCGAACTTGGCGCCAGGCCAAGCGGATTACCTCAGGTTACCCCCGAAACTGCCCCCCAAAAAAAAGAAGTTGATCTTGATCCCTCCGATTACACCTCTCAGCA